TAACTGCTAATGTAAATGCTTATTTAGCAGGATTATAAAAATAAATAAAATAACAATATAATATGGCAACAACAGTAACAGTACAAAATTTAACAGTAACAATAACAGAGCAATATACTCTAAATGGTGTGGCTTATGGTAACACAATGAACAAAACCTATACAGATAATGGTCAGGTATCTCAAAGAATTATGACTGTTTCAAGTAAAGGTGATGGAGGAGATTGGACAAATATATTGGCTTTATCAACTGCTGATGGTCAGGGTCAGGTAGTTAAGGCAGAATACAAATACTTTAGAATAACTAATTTAGATGATACAAATACATTGCATCTTAGAGTTTATAATGGTTCAGATTATGTTGCAGTTGAGGTTAATCCTGCAAGTAGTTTACTACTTATGGATGCAGGTATAGATTCTCCTACAGGAGTAGGTGCTATAACATTTGCAGATATTCAAGCAATAGCAGGTCAATCATCTCACGCTAGTGATTCTTTAGATGTTGAATTTATAATGGTTACTTCTTAATATGCCTTGCTACGAATGTGAAAATGGTAGTTGGAGGTTTGGTGAAACAGGTGGGTGTGATTATTCTAGTAAGTCAGAGTGTGAAACTGCTAACAAAGATTATTATTCAGCAGAAACTTATAATGACTACCCACAGGCAGCAACTAACAATGCTAAGAGGGCTATAAAGTATAAAGAAGAAAATGGTAGTGATTGTGGAACTCAAGTTGGATGGACTAGAGCAAGACAATTAGCCAACAGAGATAATTTAAGTAGAGATACTATTGCTCGTATGGCTTCCTTTAAAAGACACCAACAACATAAGGATGTTCCTTATGATGAAGGATGTGGAGGTATTATGTGGGATGCTTGGGGAGGAGATTCAGGTATAAATTGGGCTATAAAAAAGTTAAAACAAATTGACTCTGAAAATAAAATTAAAGAGGATTTTGAAAGTTTTTTTGAAGATATTATCAAGTCTATCAAAAACAACAAATAAAATGACTTTAAAATACTTTAAAAGAAGTGAGTTTAACTGCAAGTGTGGTTGTAATACAAACCATATTGATAGTGATTTTTTAGAGATGATGGATAAAGCAAGAAGAATTGCAGGAGTTCCGTTCAGAGTAAATAGTGGGTTTAGATGTGAAAACCATCCACTATCTAAGAAAAACCCAACCTCATCTCATATTAAAGGAATTGCTGCTGATATACATTTTACTGATGGTAAAAACTTAGCACTAATAATGGGAGGATTAGGAGGTGCAGGATTTGAAAGATTTGGTATAGATTTTAAAAACAAATTTATCCATGCTGATTGTGATGAGCATAAAACAAACCCTTGTATCTGGGGTTATTAAACAGAATATTAACTAATTAAATATATATTATGAATTTTATTACAGAAAATTGGGTTGAGTTATTAATTGGATTAATGGCTTTTGCTAAAGTTATTACTAATTTAACTCCAACAGAAAAAGACAACAAAATCTTTGGATGGTTGGATTCAGTTATTGATGCTCTAGTTCCTAACTATACAAAAAAGAAATAATGATACAGAAATGGATAGGTCAAGCATTGTTAAAGGGTGGTATAGCACCTATAACAGAATTGTTAAAAGCAGTAAAAGAACTTTTTACAGACACAAAAGGCAAATGGAGTAGCAAAAGAACCATTAGTGGAGTGATAGTACTTGCTGCTAGTTTATACATTGAGAAAAATGGCATTGATACTAATGCGTTGATATTGACTGCGTTAGGCGTTTTACCATTATGTTTTTCTGTATTTGAAAAAAATAAATGTAATTGTACTGATAATTGTAAAAAATAATTATCTTTGCATAACTCAGGTAGGGTTGTGCCTATCTTTGTTTTCATTGTTTATAGTTTTCAAGAGTGGGGTGTTCAAAAACATCTCACTTTTGATTTATATAAGCATTTTTTTTTGTATAATTGCATCATAACCAATACATAAAACTATGAAGAAATATGGTAAAAGACTTAGACTATCTAAAGAAGAAGTTGAGATGGTTTATGAAAACAGAGCAGAAAGCACAACAAACATTAATGGGAATACAGCATTAGATATACACCTTTCAGAGAGGGGTATAAAGAAAGATGATGTTGTAAGTGTAAAGCATTGGCAATCTGCTAGTGGTGAGTATAGGTTTAGCATTGTAACTAAAGAAGATATAACTGCTAATGAAAATGATATGCTAGATAAGATTAGTGATTTTATTGAAAATCATTCACCTTACTACCCTTCAGTAAAAAGAGATAACAAAGATGCTAATCATCTATTAGTAATAAATCCTGCAGACATACATATAGGTAAATATGCTAATGGAGTTGAAACTGGTGATGGGTATGATGTTGAAACTGCCTGTATGCGTGTTTTAGAGGGCTTAGAAGGACTTATATACAAAGCAGAAGGCTTTGAGGTAGAAAGGATATTATTTTGCATAGGTAATGATGTTTTGCATATTGATAATGTATATAATCAAACTACAGCAGGTACAGGTCAAGATGTAGATGGTAAGTGGTGGGAACATTTTGAGGTTGCGTTAGCACTATATGTTAAGTGTGTGGAAATTTTAAGAGAGATAGCACCTGTAGATGTTGTTCATTCAATGAGTAATCATGACTACCAAAGTGGATTTCATTTGGCACACGCATTAAAGAGTTGGTTTAGAAACGACAGAGATATTTCTTTTGATATTAGTGTGGCACATAGAAAGTATTATAAGTATGGTAAGAACTTAATTGGCTTAGAACATGGAGATGGTGCTAAGATGGCAAACTTACCTTTAATGATGGCTCAAGAAAAACCAACAATGTGGAGTGAAACTGAATATAGGTATTGGTATCTACATCATTTACATCACAAGGTTAAACATAAGTGGCTAGATGCTAAAGACTTTATAGGAGTTACTGTAGAGTATATGCGTAGTCCATCAGGAACTGATAGTTGGCACTCAAGAAAAGGATATGTTGGAGTTCCTAAAGCAGTTGAAGGATTTTTGCACGAAAAAACAAGTGGACAAGTGGCTCGTTTAGTGCATTATTTCTAATGGTAGTTATCTGGCCTTCATAAATTTTATACATTTTACTTCTAGCAGGTAAACATTTATCAAAAAATTGTTAAAAATCTTTTGGTGGGTAATTCCAATTTTATATCTTTGCATCAATTAATAACTAAAACAATAAACAATTATGAGTATAGCAGACAGAATTTTTGAAGATGGCATTATGGCAGATGAGAACAGTAGGACTGATTTAAACTTTGGAGGTATTGCACAATGTGATAGGGAACAATACTGTTACAACAAGACAGAAGATAAATTTGAAACTATTAACGAAAGAAACGAAAAAATGGGAAAAATGAAAGAAGAATTTATGCAAATGCAAATGCAAGAGCAATCACAAGAAATTAACACACTAACCGATATTGCAGAACAATATCATAATAATAATCAATTAAATAATAACAAAATGACAAAAAAAACAATGCAAGAAAAACTAAGAAAACAACCTGAGCCAATTGTAGAAACAAGAAAAGAGGCTTTAAGAAGGCTCTACAAAGAGAATGGCTTAACTGAAGAAGATATTTACAAAGATAAGAGAGGGTTTGTAATTATCACAAGAACTGGAATTGATAAGATTGTATCAAGAAACAATATTACAGTTGCCTATGAAGTAATCAATATGGATATAGAAAAAGGAATATGCGTATTAAGAGCAGCAGCAAGTATGAAAGTTGGTAACGAGGTTAAGAACGCTATGAGTTTTGGTGAGGCATCTGATGCTAACTTAATGGGTGGTGGAAAGAAGTTCCCTGTTGCTATGGCAGAAAAGAGAGCAATGTCAAGAGTTGTGCTGAAGATTGCAGGATTCTATGAGCAAGGAGTATTTGGTCAGGATGAGATTGTAGATTAATGAATGATGATTGGATAGATAATATTCTTGATGGTGAGCCTAGTGGTATTACAAATACCCAATGGCTTATCATTGAGAGTAATATTGACCTAACATCTTTTACAGAAAGTATGAAATCTGATATTCTAGGAAGAATAAATGATTTAACAGAACTAGAAGCAGAAAAAATAATAACTAAAATGTATGAAAACAGATATGAAAAAGACACAAGAAAACAATGGGAAAAAATGTGCAAAGATGGAGTATTTGGACATAGAGATTTTTAATCACTTTTTAAAAGCCTACACTTATATTGTATGGAACAAGAAACATCTTTTAGGTCAGATTGCTGAAGATGATATATTGAAACTACTAGATGAAATCCAACTTATAGATTTTTATCATATTGGTAAAACTAAATTTAAAGTTGAAAAATCTAAGGTTGAAAAATACATAAACAGAGATGACAAATAAATATTCATTAGTACAAATCAGAGAATCTAGAAATGAGTTTGAGGCTTTACTAAGAATATATGGTGTATCTAATTTAAAACTTTGTAAGATACTTGGGGTTAATTATGCTACAAGTAGAAAGTTTATAGAGAATCCACCATCACTTAGATTCATTCACGCTAAGACATTAGCAGACTTTATTGGATTAAACATACAAGACATAGTTGATACGATAGTGTACGACTTAAATTAAAATTATAAAAAAATGAGAAGAAGAAGATTAAAATTTAGTGATTACTACCATAATATAATTACAGAAGAATTAGCAGATATTTATAACATTAAGAAAGAAGAAATGTTTTTAGGTAGTAGAAAGAAAAACATTATATTTGCTAAAAGGATGTATATCTATATATTAAGAGAGATGTTTGCATTAACTCTTAGTGAAATAGGACAGGTTACTAATTTACACCATGCATCCATTATACATCACACAAGAAAGTTTGAGTTCTTTTACAATAATTATCCTCAAGATTCTGATACTTTTAGAAGGGTAGAAAATAGAATCATTGAAGTTGAGGTGGATGAGGAGATATTAGGATTAGAAACTCAATTAAATAAAATAAACGAATCATTAACTAAATTATATAAAATTAAAAAATTAAAAAATGACAGACAAGAAAGAGAAGGTTTACTTACCAAGTAGTATCAAAAATATTGATACGAAGTATGGTACAATGATGGTTGCTAATTTCAAGATGGATGAACTACAGGCAAACTCAAAGAATGGTTGGGTTTCTATGGTGATTTCAGAAAGGAGAGAACCATCTGAAAAAGGTGCAACTCATTACGCTTATGTAAATACTTACGAGCCACCAACTGATAAAAAAACATCACCTAAGAAAGTTAAATCAACAACTGGAGATGATGACTTACCATTCTAATGATTAAATGGAAAAAAACAACTTATCCTAGCACTTTCATCAAACTATCTGATGAACTTGCTAAGGTAAGGAGTATGTTATCTGCTGATGTTTATAATAAAAACACAGAAA